GAAAAATCCTGTCCACAGTTGCTGTACCATTTGTAAGCTAGTGAGTGATCTGCGCTCATATACTTGGTCACGTTAGTAACGCCATGTTCTATAAGAGCGTTGCAATGTTCGAATTCTTCTGCAGCCGCGTTCAACGAAACGACTATTAATGTAAAAGCCAAACTGATGTTTCTCATATAAGTACCTTAGTCCTTATGGGGTGGATTCTAAATATAGTTTTGGTGTATGTATTTGATGTGATACATAGCAAATCCAAAGTAATTTATGCCAAAAGAATTCGTTCTGTGTTCCTCAGTGTTTCCTTGTTAATCGATAAGAAAGGCCGCTCAAATTAGCGGCTCGCATATAATTTGCGGCCATCGTTTCTAAGAACTAGGTTGGAAATTGTCGGAGGTACAATGGGTTTAGTGACGAACATAGAACATTGGCCAATGTCGGCGGCAATAGCGCTTGCGACCGAAGGGGTTAAAGCAAATTACAATCCTGGTGTTGGCGGCGGTGGATTTGGCGCTGCTGACAGAGAAATTGGCTCAAAGTTAGATGGTGCAAAAGTTTTAGCTGCTCTCGAGCGAATAAAGCGTAGAGAAAAACATTTAGTTGATTGGAGCTTATTTGCTTACGCGTCACCTGGTTGGAATGCTAACTCCAACAAAGAACGTTTGATTAAGTGTTTGATGAATGATTGGGTAATCGCCCAAAGTCTGAAAGGCGTTACGATTCAGAAAAGAACATTCCAGAAGTTTTCCGTAATCGTTCCTATCATTGCTGGTGGGATGGCTTTAGAACAACTATCAGGACCATCTGTACAACAACAGAATGATCGCCCAGTTTACTTACCCTTGGTACCTAAGGCCCATCTGATTGCTTTGCTGGTGGATTATGACTGCCAGCAAAAAGGAGAGAACAGTGAAGGTTTCAAGAAGAAACGAACTCGCTATTATCAGACGCACTGGGAACGCTGGGAAGAACACATTGATTGTATTCGTACTATCCTCGTAGGTTATGATGTAGCTGCACAAGTAAGGTTCAGAGCTGAACTTGAAAACAAAATGGGAACAAATTAACCTATAAATTCCTAGTTTGGATTAATGCATCCAGAATTTAAAAGCCGCCACTCAAGGCGGTTTTTTTATGCCTCAAATTTCTTTTCTCTCACTCTAAATAATCAGGACACTCCTGCAGGGGGTGGGTATGCGTATGAATGAAAAAGTCTCCAGCTCTCTATCTTATTGGTGGAATGCAGTCATTGGTGTATTTGGCTCAATATCGACAGATGCCTACATGGTGATCATCGCACTTGTTGGTATGTTACTCACGGCATTTATCAACAACTATTGGCAGAAAAAGCGATTCACTGCGGAGTTTGGTGATGAGCAGGATTAACAGTACGATTAAGAACCTGCTAGCCGCGGGAGCGTCCACTATCGCTATCGCAGCTGCAATGGTGATTCCTTTTGAAGGAGTCGAATATAAGCCTTATTACGATGTGGTTGGTGTTCTTACCGTGTGTTACGGGCATACAGGTGATGACATCGTAAAGGAAAAAAACTATTCCCAATTGGAGTGTAAACAGTTGCTCGATGCTGACCTTAAAAAAGTACAGGCTCAGGTTGATCCTTTGATTCATGTAGATATACCTAAAGCTACTCGTGCAGCGCTTTACTCATTCACTTACAACGTCGGTATCGGCAATTTCTCCCGTTCTACGCTTCTCAGGTTGCTAAATGGCCACCAATACGCATCGGCATGTGAGCAACTACGACGATGGATTTACGCTGGTGGGAAAAAGTGGAAGGGCCTGATTACTCGTAGAGAGATTGAGGAAGAAGTATGCCAACTGCAGCTTATTGGAAAGTCATTGTCATCGGAGTAATCGCCGCAATTATCGCGTCGTTATCCGGTCTGTTCGCTATCGAGCGAGAGCGCCGCCAGTCGGCAGAGCTCGAACTGAATCAAGTAGTCGCACAACGTAACTCACTTATCGAACTCAACAACAAACAAATCGCTCAAATCAAAACTTACAACGAACTGGGGATAAAACATGCAGCAGAACTATCAGCCGCACAGGAAGAAATTGATCGTCTTGGCGCTAGTTTGCGCTCTGCCAATGTCAGGCTGCACGTCAAAGCAGTCTGTCCAGCCTCAATGCCCTTTACCACCAGCGCCAGAAGCATGGGCGATGAAGTCTCCCCACGACTTACCGAAGCAGCTCAACAAGATTATCTACGCCTCCAGCGAATGATGGCGGAGAACCTGCAGCAGACCAAGTACCTGCAGGATTACATCAGGGAACAATGCTTAGTTGATTGATTTATATGGATATTTAATGGGTCCTTTCCGGCGCCCTGAGATATCACGGGGTTTCGACCTCGCACGAAGTCGCTCGTTAAAATTTTTTTTACTTTTGGGGGTTTCCGGTTTCCGGTTTTAAACCATGAATGAGTCAGCTATTCAATCCAGACAAGAAGTTCACGCAGTCGGATATAGCCGAGCTTCTTGGGATATCCGATAGACAAGTCCGAAACCTTATCAGTAAAGGCGTTGTGCCTGCTGCCATTGGTAAGCAAGGCATGAATCCATTGGCGTGTATTCACGGCTATGCCGCCTTCCTTCGCCAGTCAAATCCGGTTGAAAAAGATCCGGAAACCGACCGTGAAGATGAGGAAACGTACGCCAAGATCGAACGCGATCTCAAACTCGAAGAGCGGCGCGAAAAAGTGTTCATGATGAAAGCCAAACGGGTGCTGTTCGAAAAGAGCTATGCACCTCTGGAAGTCATTGTTGACGCACTTGAGCAAGTTGCCGCGAGAGTCAGTACACGTCTCGATACCCTTCTCCCTAAACTCAAAAACGCATGGCCCGACTTGCCTCCGGAAGCGGTGGAAGTGTTGGAAACCGTGATCGCTGCTGTCTTGAATGAGTGTGCCGATGTCCAACCCAATCTCTCAGACTACATGGACAGCGATCCGGAAGAAGGTCCGGAGTGGCTTGGCAGCACTGAGGAGAGCAGCGCCGATTAAAGCCTCAGAGTGGGCGAACAAGCATTTCCGGTTAGCTGCCGGTTCTTCTCAGGAAGAGGGTTTTTGGGAAACGCTGCCACTCCAGGTGGTTCCGCTTAATATGATGTGTAACCGAGCCATCACGGAAATCGCCTTTCAGAAATCGGCGCGTGTCGGCTGGACGAAACTGATTGTTGCGGCGGATAGCTGCCTGCATGCCCAGTTCAAAACCAACTCGGCGATTTATGTCCCGACCGAGAGTGACGCTAAAAATCTCTCGGTTTCGGAAATTGATGCGGCTTGGCAGGAAATGCCCATCATGCATCGGATATTTCCTTCCCTGTTTGCCAAAGATCAGAACAACACCACGAACTACAAAAAAGGCATCGGCTGGGCGCTGCACATCTTAGGCACCTCGACCCCTCGCAATATGCGCGCTTTAACCAAAGGGGCAGTGTTCGGGGATGAGATTGATGGCTGGGATTGGGAAGTCGGTAAAGAAGGTAACCCGCTTGACCTGGTATACAAGCGTCTGGAAGGTGCCGCCTTCCCGATGGCCCGGTGGGGAACCACGCCAACTAATAAAGGTGAGTCTCACATCGAGCGCCTAATGGCGCGCATGGAACTGACCTTTCGATTCTATTTACCTTGTCCGCATTGCGGCACTGAACAGGTGCTGGAGTGGGGCAGCAAAGAGACCAAGTACGGTTTTAAGTGGGACCACTCTCAACCCACACTCAATGCCAAAGCCAAATCGGTCTATTACGAGTGCATCGGGTGTGATGAACCCATCCTGTATCAGCACCTGTACAAAATGGAGCTGGCTGGTCGCTGGATGGCCGAAGATGGTACGTGGACCAAAGATGGCCACGCGTTCTTTGATGAAGCCGGAAACCCGGCCCCCACTCCGACTTCCGTCGGCATTCACATTTGGTCCGGTTACAACACCAAACTGAGTGAAGGCTGGCGCGGTATCGTCAAAGAGTTTCTGAAGAAGAAAGACGATCCGACACGGCTGAAAACGTTCGTGAACCTTTCCCTCGGTGAACTGTGGGAAGGGGAGAACGGCGACAAGCTGGATTGGGAAGTGCTCAAACTGCGCCGTGAGATATGGTGGTCAGGCAAGCGGGTGGATAACCCGGTACCGGACCGCGCCGTGGTTCTCACGGGCGGCATTGATACGCAGGATGACCGGATTGAAATGTTCGTCTGGGCGTGGGGTGCTGGCGAAGAGTGTTGGCTGGTTTCACACATTGTGCTGCTGGGCGACTTATCGACGCAGGTTCTCAAGGATGCGGCTGGCCGTATGCTTTACCAGACCTACAAAAAACGCAGTGGCGAAGCCATGGACGTTAAATTGTGGTGCTGGGATGCCATGGGTCACAAGACTGATGACGTGTACGAAATGAGCCGCCGCTATGGCGTCATGTGGGTGATCCCGATTCAGGGTGAAAACCAATATGGCAAGCCAATCCAAAGCTTCCCGCGCAAGAAGAACAACAAAAAAGTGTACCTGACCCGTTTGGGTACTGATGGCATTAAGCAAAGGCTTTACAGCCGATTGAGCCTGATGCCAAACGGCACAGAGCCGGTTCCCGGTTGTATTCACTTTCCGCTCGATGATGAGTTGGCCAACGACGAGTTTTTCAAACAGTTGTGTTCGGCTGCGAAGAAGTTGGAATACGACAAGAGTGGCCGTGAAGTCTGGCGTTGGTTCAAGCAATACCATTCCTTCGATGAAGCGCTGGATGGTTGGAACTACGCCTATGCCGCGCTCAACATTCTTGTTCAGAAGTTCGGTTTGGCTCTGGATGAGCCTCAACCTATTCAAACCGTCAGCAAACCAGCCAGCAGTGGTATTGCTGCGCTGGCAGAACGCCTCAAAGGTGGAAGATCATGACAACACAAGAAATGCTGAAAGAAGCCGAAGCCGCCTATCACAAGTTGCAGACAGGCTCGCTGGCGGTTTCTGTTCAGAAAGGGGATCGCAAGGTTGATTTCAACCGAGCGAACATTCACGAGTTACGCGCTTATATTGAAGACCTGAAAGCGCAGCTGGGTCTGACTAATACGCGCCGTCGCCGTCCGGCAGGGGTAGGATTTTAATGAAACATACTGGACTTCTGGCCGCAGATGGCCAGACACCACTTCGAGAGGCGGTGTTCAGAGCTGGCGGTGCGGGGTTCGGTGGTCAGTTGCGAGGGTGGTCGCCACCGGCGCAATCGGTCGATGCAGCCTTCCTGCCAGTAAGAAAACTCGCCAATGCCCGAACGGATGATGTGGTACGCAACAACGGCATCGCCGCCAACGGGATTCAGCTGCATAAGGACCACATTGTTGGGTCTGAATTTCGCCTGAGCTACAAACCCAACTGGCGCCTACTGGGTATTAAGCCGGACAAAGGCTTCGTGCAGGATGTGGAAGCGATTTTTCGTGACATTGCCGAAGACCCGGGTTGCTTTATTGACGCCGAGCGTCGTCGCACGTTCACCATGATGATGCGCGAATCCGTGGAAACTCACGCGATGACAGGTGACATCATGGCAAAGCCGGAGTGGATTAACGATCGCCACTCGCCGTTCGCTACCGCGATTCGCATGGTGTCACCGCGCAAAGTGACCAACCCAAATCACGGGATGGATAAACCCGATCGTCGCGGCGGGGTAGAACTCAATCGCCATGGCGCAGCGGTGGCTTATTACGTCGAAGAAGGGGCGGATAACTTCGGGCTGAGCCGTACCTGGCGTCGCGTTGAAAAGACCAACCCATCTGGCCGCACGGGATTCATTCATATTTTTGAACCCTGTGAAGGTGGACAGACGCGCGGCGTGAACCGATTCATGTCGAGTTTAGAGCAGCTCAAAATGCTCGATACCTTGCAAAACACCACGCTCCAACGCGCGGTGGTGAATGCGATGTATGCGGCCAGCATCGAATCCGAACTCGGCACCCATGAAGCGATGGAATACATCTTTGGCGCGCAATCAAGTGGTGCGATAGAGACGATGTTGATGACGTATGGCGACTATTACGCCGCCAACGAAATCAAGTTCAACGGCGTCAAACTCCCGCACCTGATGCCGGGGGATAAGCTCAACCTGCATACGGCCGGAAATGCTGACAACGGTTTTTCTGCCTTAGAGCAGTCCATCTTGCGTTATATCGCGGCGGGGCTGGGTGTGGATTACGCTCAGCTGTCGCGCAATTATTCGCAGATGTCTTACAGCACCATTCGCGCCGCTCACAACGATTCATGGCGTTATTTCATGGGGCGCCGAAAAATCATCGCCAACCGTTTCGCCAGCCAGATCTTCGCGCTCATTTTCGAAGAAATGCTGCTGCGTGGTTACATCACACTGCCTCGCAATGCACGTTTTAACTTTTACGAACGTCGCTACGCATGGACCAAAAGCGACTGGATCGGCTCTGGCCGACTGGCCATTGATGGTCTGAAAGAGGTGAAAGAAGCGGTGCTCCGTATCGATAGCGGTTTGTCGACTTACGAAAAAGAGCTGGCCCTGCTGGGTGAAGATTATCAAGAGATCTTTGAGCAGCAAGTGGCTGAGATGAATGAACGTCAATCCAAAGGACTGCCGCCGCCAAGCTGGATGAAGCTGCAGGCGCTGGCTCCTGATAACCCAACTGAGAGTTCAAATGAATAACACCTCCCATTTAAACCTCATCACCGCCGCATTTAACCGCCCGTTGGCACTGGAAGCCGGGTATGCACGCACGTTCTTCTCAGCCTTGAGTCAACGTCTGAACAACGTGCAGCAATTGGTTGATGTGGATGGCAATGTGCTGATGGCTTCGGACATGAAAAAGGAAGCCGCTTCATTCAGCCCCCGCCGCTCCAGCGATCGCAGTTATCAAGTGGTCAATGGCATCGCCATCGTTCCTATCAGCGGTACGCTGGTCCACAAATATGGCTACATTCGGCCGATGTCGGGCATGACGGGCTATGACGGTATTGATTACCGGATTCGAGAAGCGCTGGCTGACCCGGAAGTGAAAGCCATCATGCTCGATATGGATACACCTGGCGGTATGGTTGCCGGGTGTTTTGACTTGGCCGACAAGATTGCCGAGTACCGGAAAGTCAAACCCATCTGGTCCTTGGGGTATGACATGCACTGCAGTGCCGGGCAGATGATTGCCAGCGCTTGCTCGCGTCGCCTCATTACTCAGACCGGGGTTGCTGGGTCCGTGGGCGTCATTATGGCCCACACCAACATCGAGAAGATGCTGGATCAGCAAGGCGTGGAAATCACGCTGATC